CGGCTTATCAGAGAAGATTATACAGCTATTTCAGACAGAGACACAAAGATTCCACAACTAGATTTATTCCTCATTCATCACTTCGACAACAAAGCTAAGATGACCAGCTTGAAATATGTTGAGATCAATATTCAATACCACAATGTTCAGGACATGCCATTCGAGCATGACCATTGGGTAGAAGATGATGAAGTAGAGCAGATATTAGATTACAATTTTAACGATGTAGACGCAACTCATGAGTTCTATATTAAGAGCGAACCTCTTGTACAGCTACGACAAAAGTTAGGAGCTAAATTCAAGCTGAATTTATTGAATATGAATGATCCTAAGATAGGTCAGGAGATATTTGGTAGAGAGATTTCAAAGAAAACAAGAATCAGATACAGTGTACTCAAAGAGATGAGGACATACAGACGGTCTATTGATTTAGGTCAGTGTGTGTTAACAGATAAGATGTATTTTGCATCAAAGGAATTTAATAGGATATTAGACTTCTTCAAGAGCACAACGATTGAAACTACGTATAAAGCTTTCGCTGAGTCCGTTATTTACAAAGGTTTCAAGTATGACTATGGTACAGGCGGTTTACATGGCTGTATTGACTCCGGAGTATATGAAGATGATGAAGACTACATGATATTGGATATTGATGTCCAAGGATATTATCCAGCTATTGCAATTTCAAATACTTTCTATCCTCGTCATTTAGGACGATCTTTTGTTGAGGTATACAAAGAGATAGTAGCGATTAAGAACGAGGCTGGAAGGACCGGAGACATGGTAACAAAGGCAGGTATGAAACTATCTGCTAATGGTGTGTATGGTAAGTCGAATGACCAGTATAGTTTGTTCTATGATCCAATGTATACGATGAAGGTTACGATAAACGGTCAGTTGTTTCTGTCAATGCTTGGTGAAAGACTTGCGGATGACATTGAGGATATTACTATTCTTCAGGTCAACACTGACGGTATTACTATTAAGATACCTCGTAAAGAGTATGAGCATGTGATGGAGATTGCTAAGGAGTGGGAAGATCATACTGGTCTCGTACTTGAGTATGCTCAGTATAAGAAGATGGTTATCAGAGATGTTAACAACTATCTTGCTATTACTATTGATGGTAAAGCGAAGCCTAAAGGTGCATTTGAGATCATTCCTATGCAGAATGGTGCAATTGCTTACAATAAGAACTGGTCCATGAGGATAGTTCCCAAGGTTCTACATGCGTTCTACATTGACGGTGTAGACATTGAGACAGCGATACGTGCGAGTGATAACATATATGATTTCACTATTGGCTTCAGAGCTAGAGGTGATTGGAAGATATGGGCTACAGGACTTGACAAGAATATTAAGTTCCATGATAAGCAGCAGAAGACGTTACGATATTTTATGTCTCGTGGTGGTGTGATGCTGACGAAAGAGAATGAGGTTGATGGTAGAATTATTTCATTAGAAGCTGGTAGAACAACTACTATAATGAACAAGTATATGAAACCTCTTCAGTTTAGTGACTATGGAATTGATTATGGATATTACATCAAAGAGATAAACAAGATTATAAATGCTGTTGATGATGGACAGCTTAAATTATTTTAAATGAAGGATGGATATGAACGATTTGGTAAGTATCTATTGTCACATTTAGGAATTGTTGATGACCCTGACTCCCTTGATTGGGGCTTTATAGTTAAAGGTTATAGTGAGATTACGAAGAGGACCAAACCGGGATTAATGTATATTAATTGGTTGGTATCTAATCACTTCGGAATAGAAGCACATGAGGTAAGGGATGTTAAGACTAACAAACCTACTCATACAACTCCTAAACACACGGCAATGTATTTAGCAACAACCTTATATAGGTATACTCAAGACGAGATACGAGATTTTTATCACTTGAGTATTCAGAATCGAAGCAGTGTTGCTAACGCTCTTACCAAAGTTGAGGGTTGGTTACAAACTGATAAACATTTCAAAGAAGATATTGAACAAATTACAAATATTTTATTAGGATATGAGCAAATTTATAAAAAACCGAGCACAGATACAATCGGAGTCCCTGAAAGCGTTCCAGAATCAAACTACATCCCCGGAAATAGGAGTGATAGGGAGGGGAACCGTATGCCTCTCGACGGGAACAGGGAAGTCAAAAGTAGCAATTGATTTCATTAAAGAAACTCCTGAAGTTAAGAGGGTTCTTATTACTTCTCCAAGGACGAACCTCAAAGAGAATTGGCGTAAGGAATTACAAAAATGGGGTTTATATCATTGGTCAAATGGTAGATATTATATCAATCCAGAACTTTTAGATAATCCAGATAATGATCAAAGAGCAATAGATATTACCATTGAGAATGTGCAAACAGCATATAAATGGTCAAATCATGAATATCGTTATAAAGAATTTGATCTGATTATTGCTGATGAAATCCATACTATGATGACTCCGGAGTATTCTAATGTCTTTGACATCAAGGCTACATGGATAATGGGCTTGACTGCTACTCATGATATTACTGATAAGAATGATAAAGGAGAGTATTATGAAAAGTATTGTCCTATTATTTATGAGTACTATGAGTCGGCAGAAGATGGTCTTATCAACAAGACTCGTTTCTTTATTGTGAATCATGTTCTCAATGATATTGATCAAGTGTTAGTTACATCTAAGAAAGGATCATTTCTCAGAGGAGAAGCAGAACAATATGAGTATTTGAGTGGACGAATAAGAAAAGGTCAACAATTGATGCTCATGCAGGGATCACAGAGATGGTTCCAAGATGCTGCTGATTGGTTCTGGAAGAAACAAGGTGACAAAGAGCAGAAGTTTGCTGCTATGATGTACCTGAACTCAATCAAATATCGAAAAGAATTTCTTCAAAAGCTTAATTCAACTGCTAATTTAGCAAAGAAGATTAAGGAAGGAATATTAGCTGCCGACGAGAAATCGAAGGTTCTTATTTTCTCTGAGTTAACAGCTCAAATTGAAAAGATCACTCAGAAGACGGTTCATTCGCATAATACTGTTGCAAAGAACGCATCAAGGATAGATCATTTTGACATTGGAGACATTAGAGAACTTGGTAGCTGTCAATCTCTTACACTTGGGATGAACCTTTTAGGTGCAACTCATGGTATAATGGAGTCTTATGTAGGCTCTGCAACAAGATCAAAGCAGAAGAAAGGAAGGTTGGATAGACTACCGTCAGAACAAGTAGCTGACATGTGGATTATTCGAGTGCAGGGTACTCAAGCTGAAACATGGTTTGAGAACATGGCTAAAGACTTTGATCTTAGTAAGGCAATTCATATCGACAGTGGATTAATCATACGTAATGGATTTGATTATGGAACAAATACAGTCAAATAAATCGCCTGAAGAACATAGTTTAGGAGCATTGATTGCTCTGATAGAGATGGAGTATCCGGATAAGGATATTGATGATATTAATACTTTACGTAGACTCCTTGTTATTGAGTTTGGTGTAGTATTTACTCATGAAGACATCATGAACCACTATGTTGCCTCTATGGAAGAGGAAGATTTAAGATTACAATACAAACATCTTAATATTTTAACATAATGTTAGGAGAATATTTTGAAGTGTACAAGAGAGCTGAACTCAGAATGTATGAGTTCGCTCTTTTTGTACTTATTTACGAACAGAACCATGAGTATCTTGAAGAGATACATAACAACAACTTCATTGATTTCAATACTGGAATAAAGTATTTAGAAACACAAGGACTTGTTAAACAACATGGTGAAAAACCTACTGACATAAGTTTAAGAAAGTCAGGAGAAGACCTATTTAATAAATATTTAGGTAAAAAGAAGACGAAAAAACCGAAGAATGATGTACATACGTGGTTCGATCTATGGAGGGAAATCTTTCCACCAGGTTCTAACACAAGTGGTTACAGATATAGAGGGAATAAGTTGGAGGGCTTGAAAAAAATGACTAAATTTGTAGACACTTATGACTTCACGAAGGAGGAAATATTTCAAGCTACAAAGAACTACGTTGACAAATTTGCAATGAAAGGTTACATGTATATGCAACAAGCACATTACTTTATTGATAAAAAGGATTCAGGATCATCTCTTGCCGCAGAATGCGAAGGCTTGAGGGAAACAGGTGTTGAACGAGTTAATAAAGGACCAAGACATGCCGAGCGACTTATCTGACAAGAAGTTAAAATTTATATCTATCGAAGAAGCGGCTCGTCAAGAGTTACGCTACATTCGAGGTAGAATGAGTGGCAACATTAAATCCCTATTAACCCCTTGGAACAAGTTTAATATTGCTTCCATGAATGGTATTGAGTGGGGAAGTATTATTACTGTTGCAGGTATGAGTGGTAGCGGGAAGACTGCTATTCTCAATGAACTTGAAACAGGATTGTTTGAGATGAACCCTAACGAAAAATTTGCAGTATTGTCATTCAACTTTGAAATGGCTGCACGTAGACTGATCGGTAGGAAGATTTCTAAAGCAATGAATAGAACTGTAAAACAAATGTATAATGCTGATTTAGAACAACCTAGTAGAAATTTTACAATACATAATTATAATCAAGCAGTTGAATTTTTACAAACAATAAAGAATGTTCCTGTATCCTACGTGGATATACCGGGAACAGTGCGAGAGATAGTGAATACTGTTGAGCACTTTGCGATGATTGAAGAGAATTTAGAAAGAGGTATCTTGGTCACACTTGACCATAGTATATTAGTGAAGAAGTTTGGTGAACAAAGTACGCTTCAGGTTCTATACGAACTTGCAGCAGCATTTAACGAGTTAAAGAAAAAGATTAAGGCTTCCTTTATTATTGTAAGCCAATTGAACAGAGGTATTGAAAATGTAGAGAGAATTCAGAACAAGAACCTACATTTTCCTATGAAATCGGATGTATTCGGTGCAGATGCACTATATCAATATTCAGATGTGTTTATGATTACACATCGCCCCGATATGTTAAAGCTACAACAGTACGGTCCAGAGGATTGGGATGTTGATGGTTTGATATATTGGCATTATTTGAAAGTGAGAGATGGTGATCCTTTGGTTGCAAAGATGAAAAATCTCTTAAAATACAATCAGGTCTTAGACTTTGATTAAACATTAACAAAAACAATTATTATGAGAAAAGTGAGACAATTATTCTTACTAGTTTGTATGTTGTTTGTATCTGTTACATTATATGCTCCTGTCATTTCCAATATTGACATGGAAGAAATGCTTATGTCCCATATGATTGCACAAAGTAGGTTAAGGGTGCAAGAACAGAAGGATGAAGGACTTCGTTTGTATCTTGAAGCTATTGGACATAGCGAGTCAAGAAACAATCCAGAAGCATACAACAGGTACGGTTATATTGGAAAGTATCAGTTTGGATATGCAGCTAGAAAATCATGCGGATATTCTGAAGTGAAGTTTAGAGACTTCATTAAGAATCCTACCGTGTGGTCTGAAAAAGACCAAGAAGCTGCCATGATCACGCTATTGTCCAAGAACGAGTCACATCTTAAAGATGTCATTCGCAAGTATAATGGTAAAGAGATCAAGGGTGTAACCGTTACGAAAAGTGGTATTCTTGCTGCTGCTCACATCGCAGGTGCAGGTGGTGTCAAGAGATATTTTCGTACTGGTAGTAATCCAAGGGACGCTTACGGTACAGGACTAGAAGACTATTTACTCAAGTTTTCCGGATTTAATATTTAATTTAATTATGAGTGAAATTGTTGCGATAGTTGGACAAACTGGAACAGGTAAATCAACTTCTCTTGAACTTCTAAACCCAGAGGAAACGGTTATTATTGGTTGTATCAATAAGCCGCTTCCTTTTCGGGGTTGGAAACAGAAGTATATCAGTGGAAAAGGTGGTAATTATATCATCTCAGTTGACTCCAAAAAGATTGTAGATACCTTGGCTTATGTGAGTGC